AGGACCACGCCAGATAACGTTAGCCATTATTTGGCCTCCTGATCAGCTTGGTTCAAGCTATAGCCTTCGAACTCGTCTTTGGCGTTGGTAACTGGAGCGCCCGAAACGATACCGGCAGCGGTTTGCACGCTAGCGAACATTGCATCCAGAGCTTCACCGCTCAAGGCGTTCGCAACAACTTCGCCGTGAACTTTTGCTACTGCGGCGCGCTTGTCTTTCAGGCCGGATTCAGCATTGGCCTGCATTTCAGATTTCAGCGAAGCGATGATCTCCGATTGAGCGTCAAGCTTTGCGTTAAACGCACCGCTAATCTTCTCAGCCTGAGCATCAAGCGCCGCTTGAAGGTCTTCCGGGGTCATATCGACTTCCTCAATTACATTAGCCACTACTGGCTGTTTGGTTTTAGTACTGAAATATTCTACCATGGCTTTAAGGTGCGCCATGAGCGAGTTGGTTTTCACCTTGTAGCTAGTCTCAACTACTACAGGTTTCGATTCGCCGGTGAGGATTGGATTATCGCCCTCATAGTGGTAGTCGATGGTATAAGTGCCTTCTGGAGTACAGTAGATCAGCGCACGATCATCGAAGTCCTGCACGTATGCGTAACTGTCCGAAGTTGCAAACCGCTCCTTGACTGCCTCGCTCAGAATTGCAAGCTTCTCGCCGTATGAGTCGTCTAGGGCGTCTTCGTTAACTACGGGGACGGCCGAGTTGATCACGAACGTCTTGTTGACCATCATGCCAACGCCGTCTTCTGGAGTTGCCGCGCCAGTCTCGCCAATGAGGATGGCGTCATGGTCGAATTGCATGTTGCGCGCAATCCAGCCGTAGCCTTCAGCGTTCGGAGTCATCTCGCGATCAAGGAAGATGCCAGTAGACGTATGGATTGGCTCTTGCTTGTCGATAGCCTCAAGCAGTGCGCGACCATTCTCGGAGTTCTTGGCAAACTCAACGTCGATCCACTTTTCGATACTGACTCGATTGCCTACGCGCTGCACGTTGCGATTCCAGGCGCCGACGTGATAAGCATTGATCGCTTCAGGCTGGCGAGCGCTGACGTAATCACCGTCAACCATCGGGTGCGACAGTGGTGCTAGAGTGCCTTCAAGCCCTGCATACGCCTTGTCGATCTCTTCCTTAGGATAGAGGCCATTATTCATCACAACTCCATCAGGAAGCGTGAACGACGGCACCACGATATGCTCGCGACCGTTATGCTGCTCGCGACGGATTGCAGCAGCGTTAACTGCTACTCGGACGTTGACTCGCGTACTTGTGGCGTCGGTGGTCGAGTTAACGACGAACGACTGTTTTTGGCGCATAGGATAGTCTCCAATAATTGCTGACTATTCTATCACGCACAAAAAGCCCTCTGGTTAGGAGGGCTTTGGTGGATTGTTAACTTTTATGGACGGCGGATGAATTTCATTTGGTTGTGATTTGGAAAATATGAATCATCAAGCTCGTATTTTGGTTCCGCGCTGTCGATGTCTGTAATTTCAAATACTCCAAGCGGAGCGCCGGATTTATCTGAAACACTGGTAACTTCGACGATATCGCCAATCTGCCATTCTTCGATGGGCAGAACATCAGGCGCATAATGCTGCATAGCCTTCTTGCTATCCGCCTGCATCATCAAGCCTTCCGCATCCAGCAAATCCACATTCCGCTGAATCTCGCGCTCGCAGTCTTCGATGATGGCTTGGCAGTGGATGATTGTGTCGCGCCACTTGATCGGGCCGTCGATTTGGTGCCATTGACCCGTCACCTCGAATTCCTTGTGTGTTGAAATTGGCTCAATCACCTCTACTTCCTCCGCTTGTGGCTGGCTGATGATTCGGTATTGCATGATGTCGCCACCATGATTGGTATGATCCCACTCAAGCCGTTCTGGCGCCCAATTTCCGATAGTGCCATCGCGTAGCTTGTATTCAATTTCAGTTCCATCAGCTACCGGCTGCTTCCCACCCCGATGCCGCTTCCACTCGCCACCCTTCTGACGGTCGCGTTCGGCTTGCCATTGGGCGCGGGTAATATGTGGATTCTCTGAGTAATCGTCGGCTCTCTGGCTAAGCATGAACAAATCATACGTCCCGCAGCCATCACCCTCAATTACCGCATTGTTTATATCTTGCTCAAGCCGAGTGCCGCCCTCTGTCATTTCTGGCCATTCGCGCATCTCTTTCGCCAACAATTCAACCAATTTCATCCGTCCAACCCTCCATTTAAAGTACGCAAACCTTAGCCGAAACAGCGCATTCCCGCAAGCTGTATAATGAGGATAATTTACGAGGCCCTATTTTATGACTGTGAAACGCACGCCTGCACTAGATTTGGCGCTGAACTCGGCATTGAGCGAGCGTCAGGCCGTGATGAGCCGCAAGTCTCTGCTGATGGGCGGGATTGACAATAAGCGTCCTGATGCCTGGTGCAGCTACGGCTACAAGGATACTCTCTGCTTCAACGACTACTACCGCCTGTTCGAGCGCGGCGGCATTGCTCACGGCGCAGTGATGACGCTGAACGAGAACTGCTGGTCGACTGATCCGGAGGTTATCGAGGGTGATGAAGAAGATCGCGCCGAAGCTCCTACTGCTTGGGAGAAGCAGTTCAAGAAGCTTGCCAAGCGCCTGAAGCTGTGGGAGAAGTTCCGCGATGCTGATATGCGCCGCTTGGTTGGTCGTTACTCGTGCATCCTCCTGCAATTTAAGGACTCGAAACAATGGGATCAGCCTGTCGGAAAGGCTTCTGAGGCACAACTGATCAACCTTCTTCCTGCATGGGAGGCGCAGATTCGTGTTTCGTCTTGGTACGACAACCCGGCAGATGCTAATTTTGGCAAGCCAAAGGAGTTTATCTACAGCGAAAACGCGCTTAACGATAACTTCACCGCTGAGCCAGGCAGGATTATCACGGTTCATCCAGACCGCGTAGTAGTTATCGGTGACATGCGAAACGGAATCCCCTTCCTGCAAGCCGGATTCAACGACTGCGTGAACATGGAGAAGGTTCTTGGAGGTTCGGGTGAATCCTTCCTGAAGAACGCTAGCCGTCAATTGGCGATCAACTTCGATAAAGAGGTTGATCTTTCCGCCATCGCCCGCGCACACGGAGTAGCTGAGGGCGAGCTACAAGAGATCTTCGACGAAGTAACTCGCGGAATGAACCGTGGGCAGGATCAGACGGTAATCACTAAGGGGGCGACTGTAACGCCTCTGGTAGCGAACGTACCCGATCCAATCCCAGCCTTCGACGTATCCCTTCAATCCTTCTGCGCGTCTATCCGCATCCCGTCCAAGATCATCGTCGGCAATCAGACTGGCGAGCGTGCGTCTACAGAGGATCAGAAGACGTTCAACAAGCGCTGCCAGGGTAGACGGGTTAGCCTGCTGTCGTCGGACATTGAGACGTTTGTTGACCATCTTATGCGGCTTGGAGTGTTGCTAACTCTGGAATATTCTGTTTGCTGGGATGATCTTACCGAGGCCAGCAAGGACGAGAAGATCAGTATTGTCGTCAAGATGGCCGACGTGAATAGCAAGATGCTTGCTAGTGGCCAGCCAGTGTTTACGGCTGAAGAGATGCGTGAGGTGGCGGGACTGGAGAACGATGTAGAGTTGCCTCCGCTTCCTGACATGGATCCGCCAGTAGATCCTACGGCAACCGTGCAATAATCAAAGGCCCTACGGGGCCTTTCTTAATTAGAGGTTTACATGGCAGCTAGCCCAATCTTGCCCTCCAGCTCAACGGACCCAACTGGTCAGCAGCGAAGGGTTGCAAAGGCAGAGAAAGACTTCGCCAGACGCATTGACGCGGTAGGGAAAGGAACACTGGAGATCTTCAAGCGCATTCCGTATAAGGTCGTCACCCTAAACGCTGTCAATGCAGAGCAGAAGACATATATATTCGAGCTAGACGATTTCATCCTAGCCGACATGGATAACCAGATATCCAGGCTGATCGACACGCTGATTGATGATGGTACGCCTCAGACGAACTGGATGCTTTCCGCATACGTCACCCCTGCATATGCTCAAGGCACCGCGCTAGTACAGTCAAACCTATCTATCCAGTCTATCGAATACGAGATGAGCAGGCCGACGCTTGATTATCTACTGAATACGCCAGTGTACCGTAGACGCCTAAGCCTTCAGCAAGCGCGATCTTTCAATGAAATGAAGAAGATTGCCGACAGCATGAAGGGAGACCTGTCTTCCACTCTTGCTCGCGGAATGGCAGAAGGACTTAACCCGAGGAAGATTGCAGAGAATATCGAGGCAAGGATTGGAGTTAGCCAGTTTGATGCGCGACGTATTGCGCAAACAGAGATCGTCAATGCTATGCGCACAGCTCGCCGAGAGGAGGCTAAGCAGGCGCAGGTTGATCTAGGTATCCTGACAAAACTATTGCACTTATCAGCACTTAAGAGCACAACACGCCAGACACACCGAGATCGTCATGCAAAGTTGTTCACTATTCAGGAAGTTGCAACTTGGTATTCGATTGTTCCGAATGCAATCTTCTGTTATTGCACGCAAATTGAAGTGATCGTTGACTCCAAAGGAAACCCACTCTCCCCCGGAATCATCGAGCGAGCCAAGCGCAAACTTGACAAATGAGAAAACACCAAATCTAAAATGTCCACGGTTTATGGATCGTGGACATTTAGGGAATGGTGTTTTTGTGTTTGTCAAGTACTTGGGGGTTTACTTACATTTGAATCCGTGCCAGCCGCACAGAGAAACGAATATAGGCCAAGCAACAGGCCATACAATAGAGAAAGAAAGTGACGCAACAACAAATCCTGCGCGCTCTTTTTCATATTCCCATAAGCACGGGAAATCACCTTTATGGCATGCCATGATGGATTTGTAGCTAGCAAAGTATCCAGCCAGATATACCGCAAGAATTAACCAACCCATCAAACCACCTCCCGCTTAAACCCAGCATCAACCGCTTTACTTGCAGTTACTCGGCAATAAATCCCGACGATATCCATGAACTCGCGGATTGCGGTTTCGCGTTGTTCGGCGGCTAGTTGGTCTGGGGTTTTGATTGCGCGGAATTTCGCAAGGCATTCGGTTCCCTGATAGGTATTTAGGTATTGCTCAATGGATGGCTTAAGATGACATTCAGCAACAACACCATCTTTGTTGCGCAACACATATTTGATCTCGCACACATACCAGCAATTGCTATCGCCTAACGAGTATTCGCAAACTGTACCTGCTGTAGGCAACCCATCTTGCGGGCCTGACCATTCACGTTTTACGGCAGCATCAGGAAGATTAAATGGACCTTTCTGCCATGTTTCGCAACCAAGGCTAGTACCGATAGCCCAACACTCGTATTTATTAGTCGCCCCAGATGGGCGCCACCATGCAGGATACGTGCTGCGCGACGAATTGCCGTTACTGTAATGCGTAGCCCCTTCAGGCGCCAAACTCCAATCAACCTTGCTCATAACCTAACCCCGTCCGCGTCATATTGTTGGTGATGTTTCTTCAGTTCTGCGATGAACTCTGCTGCTGGCTTATCGAAGTAGTCAGCATCGAATGATTCGCTCTCGAAATAAGCCTGCATCTTCGGATAGTAAATCCACTGCCAATTGTCGGCATCGCTGATCTCTGCCGGTGAAATTCGAATCTGAACGCCGAAAGAATTCACCTCAGCGTGCACAGATACCTTGCCTTCTGCGTTCACATCACACGCAAGATTCATGATCTCGCTAACCACTTCTCGTTCTTTAACCGTCGCCATCTATTTAGACTCCTGTGCGCGCCGTTCTTCGTATCCTTTTGGGTCCGATGAATTGCATCCTAAACAGCAGTATCCAGAGGCAACTGGATGTCCGCAGTGATAGCAAGGGCTGATGCTTGGTGCATATGAAAATGCAAGGCTGATTGCCGCCTTTCTATATTCGTCGCTGTCTCGTTCGATCTTAGCCATCTTTACCGCCTCCGTGTTGTGTGAGCCGATTATTGAATTTATTCGGCTCGTCGTCAATCTATCTTTCCAGAAGTTTTACGAATGCTGTTGCCGCCACGATTGGAACTTGTCCGTTGCCGACAGCGATAAGGCGCTCCAATCTTGAGGCCAGCACATCATCCACTCTGTGAAATTCGGGTGAATCTTGCCACCAACGTGAGTCGCCAAGGTTGGCGTATTTCGTGCATATTCGGCTGGATATGCGCCCTCTTTCGCATTGTGGCAAGTTGGAGTCGGTAGCAAGTATCCAGATTCGATCCCTGACGTGATTGGCTCCCAGGCTTGACGCTGATAAACATCCCCATTCCGCATCGTACCCCATCTCGGCAAGATCACCGAGGACCACGGCAAGTCCTCTGGAAACAAGGAGTGGACTGTTCTCCATGTACGCGAGCTTAGGTCGTACTTCGCCAATGATTCTTGCCATGTGCTTCCACATGCTTGACTTGGCTCCCTCGATTCCTGCACCGTTACCGGATGCGCTGATGTCTTGGCAAGGGAATCCCCCAGAAACCACGTCAACAAGTCCTCGCCAAGGCTCTCCTCGAAACGTCCGTACATCGTCCCAGATCGGATGAGCTTCGAGAATTCCGTCATTCTGTCTTGCTGCAAGTACGCTAGCGGCGTAGGGCTCTCGCTCGACTGCGCAGACGGTTCGCCATCCGAGTAGCTTTCCAGCGAGAATCCCTCCTCCCGCGCCCGCAAAGAGAGCGAGTTCTCGTAATCCTTCATCAGTGCATTGCTTATCATCCAGCTCATTCATCACCGCCTCCTATGTATGCAGCGATTGTATATGGCTGGCGATAGGCGTCAACTGTTTTCCGGAGAACAGTTATTTCGCACGGTAACAGGCGGGGTGATACCGTGCGCGGATGGTGTTAGCTCCTTCTTAATCGCTGCGGCAGGAAGACTCCGCCGCCATTCTGCTCGGTAGGTGCAAACGCCATGATGAGCGAGTCGGCCAGGTTAGGCGAAGGGATGCCGCGTTTAGCCATGTCCTTCTTGCTCTCTACCTTGGCTCGACCGTTATTATCGTAGTCGACCATAGGGCGTGATAGCTCAGCCTTTAGCTGCTCAAGATGGGGAAGGGTTGACGACAGACTGATAAGCTCGTCAGGCGGATAGTCTGCGCCTTCCCTAACGGCCTTGTAGGTCTTGCTGAATCGGTCGCGCATCTGCCACCAGGCTTGGGCCTTGATGTTAGAGAACATGTCTTTGTTCTTCTTGCCGACCATGTATTCAGTTTCTGGCTGGATAACCGAGCCGCCAGCGTTGAATCCAGACACCTGCATCTGCCTGGACGACTGGCGCTGATCCATGAGGCGATTCGTCTCAGCCTTCACGCCAGCACCTACACCAATCGAGTCATAGGTGAGCTGGTCGAAGCCGTTAAGGTCAGCATAAGCGAACGCCTTGTTAGCGCTGAATATCACGTCACCTTTGCGCCACTCTTCAAGGTCGAACACTACCGAGCCGTGACGAGCAGTCATTGCGTTACTGTCTGCTCCCTCGTCTGCAACGTCCATGCCTACAACCTTGACGCCTTCTGGCTTGAAGCCCAACACAATGTGCGCATCGACTGCGGCCTGAATCCACGACGGCTTGATGATGGCGTGTTCGCTGTCTGCCGTTGGCTCTCCTAGCCAGATGTGCGGGTAAGCGTCAGGGAAGCGACTCAGGCACTCAAGGCGCTCAGTCTCAAGCACTTCAGGAAAGAACGGGTTGGAGTCGTAGTTTATCTTGCGATGAATGCTGCTCGATGGCGGATTAGCCACGAATCGAACATAGCTCGCGTCCATGATGTTGCCAGGGTTCATGGAGATAATGAATTTAGAGCCGGCGCCACGGATAGATGGGATTAGCACTTGCCATGAGTCATCGACAACCCCATGCGCCTCTTCAATCCATACGCGAGTGATGCCTTCCATCGACTTAATGCTGTCAATATTGGATTGCAGGCCCTCGAACAGAAATACCGTGCCGTTCTTGCCTACGATCTGAGTCCGCTGCACGTCGTAGAACCAAGACAGTCCAAGCTTGTCGATCTTGTCAGCCAGGAGCTGTAGAACGGACGCCTTGATTGATTTCTGGATCTGTCGCGTACAGAGAATACGTTGAGGCTGCAGATAGCCCTCAACAACAAGAAGCTCGGCGATGAAGTGACTCTTTCCGCCACCGCGACCACCTTCCATGATGTGATACCGCGCATCACGCAGCAGCTCGCGCCTTGTAGATACATTCTCAAGGTCAACGAACGGCAGATAGGCAGACGAGATATCAAACTGCATCTTTAGGCTTAATGATGTTGAAGGTAAGCTGCTGCGGGCTCATGGTGCCATCGCCGCTAGTCAGGTCAACGCTCGACTTCTCAACCAGCCCAATATCCCGCGCAATCAACGTGGGGTTCATCAACCCAGCAACGGCGTTCTCGAACTTGTACTGTTTCATGCGGTCCTCGATCTCATCGCAGACAAGATCGAACTCTTCGCTGATGCGGTAGTTCTGCCAGGTGTGGCGATGGATACCGAGATGCAGGCATAGGCCGACGATGGTGACGGCGCGGGGTTTGCTCATGTAGGCGGTCATGATCTGCCCAGCAGAGCAGAAATGTTTCTCTTCTTGCAGCGGGTTTGCGTGTGCCCATGCCAAATATTCTAAGCACGCATCACGCAAATCATCAGGCGTCTCAAACATTCTTGAGCGCCCGACAGTAGAGGTCTTATCCCCTGTGTGAACGATTGGTCTATTAGCCATTAAAAAGCCTCCATTTAGGAAGCCATTGTAGCCTATTCGCTAGCTTTCTTTTCCGCGAATCTGGCTGCGAAGGCTTTAACCTGGTCGATGCCGAATACTGCGACGGCGCCACCGATTGCGAAACACCAGCCGTTAGACAGGCCGAACGCCTCGACTGCTGAGCCGGCCATGAAGGTGATGATCCCGCCTGCACTAACCTCCCAGAAAGAAGTCCAGAACGTTCGCTCGCTATTACGAAACGCCATTACCGTGCTGAGTGCTACGTTCATGATTGCGGCCTTGATAGGCTCCGGAATAGATGCCCACAGTTGCGCTAGTACGTTTGGGTCGCCAGTTGGAT